GAATATGAAACATATCAGGGTAAACCCGAGCAGATTAAGAATCGTGCCTCACGTAATAAAGCACGTGCAACCCTAACCAAAAATGGCAAAGTAACAAAGGGTGATGGCAAGGATGTACATCACGTAAAGGCTATTGATAAGGGTGGTAGCAACAAAGACGGACTTAAAGTGGTGCCTGCATCTACAAATCGTTCGTTTAAACGAGATGCAAAAAAGAATTTGGTTTCAGAGATAAGTAAGCGGGAACGCAAAAAAGCTTGACAAAGTTTTAAGTAGTACTAGAATTAAAACGTGGATCAAAACCTCGGTTTTGGTCTACAAACTATTGAAAGAGTAGAGTGCAAATTATAGATAACAAGGCTCTCCTATTAAAAATTAAGGAGCCACAACGCATCACCACAGTTATACCGAAGTCCAAAATACTGGATTCGGGTGAGGTGCTTGTCAAGTGGGGGCTAGAAGAAGCTCAAGTATTAAAGAACCTACGCATCAAGAATGTGCCTTCTCCTATTGAGGCGCACTACGACTGGCCTGGGTTATATAGACCGTTTGAACATCAGAAAACAACTGCATCGTTCTTAACTTTGCATCGTCGGGCTTTTTGTTTTAACGAGCAAGGCACTGGCAAAACGTCTTCTGTAATTTGGGCTGTCGATTATTTAATGAATATCGGCATCATCAAACGTGTATTGGTGCTATGCCCGCTATCCATTATGCAGTCGGCTTGGGAGAACGACCTCTTTAAGTTTGCCATGCATCGTAGTTGCGCCATAGCCCATAGCTACTCAAAAGAAAAAAGAATTGAGGCTGCTAACAGTTCGGCTGAGTTTGTGATTTGTAACTATGACGGGTTAGAAATTATTAAAGACTACGTTAAAAACTTTGACTTGATCGTAATTGACGAGGCAAATGCGTACAAGAACGTATCTACCAAACGTTGGAAAACCCTTAATACTTCTTTGCGTCCTACCATGTGGGTATGGATGTTAACAGGAACACCCGCTTCTCAGTCGCCTACTGATGCATACGGACTAGCTAAGATCATCAATCCATCGGGTGTGCCTAAATTCTTCGGGGCTTTCAGGGATATGGTAATGCAACGCATTACAACATTTAAGTGGATACCTAAATTTAATTCTGAAAAGATTGTGCATGAGGTGCTACAACCAGCAATACGTTTTACCAAAGAAGAATGCCTAGACTTACCAGACATGACGTACGTGACCCGTGAAGTACCGCTTACATCACAACAGCAAAAATATTACGAGAGCTTACGTAAAAACTTGTTGACCATAGCGGCAGGGGAAGAAATCTCCACAGTAAATGCGGCGGCTAATTTAAATAAGCTTCTTCAGTTATCTTGCGGTGCAGTATATTCGGATAGTGGAGAGATCGTAGCGTTTGATGCTAAGTCTAGAATGACTGCGTTGCTTGAGGTTATTGAGGAAGCAAGCCACAAGGTTATTGTGTTTGCGCCGTTTAGACATGCTATCGACATCATTGCGGAAGAATTAAAAAGTAATGGCATTCCTTCGGAGACCATACACGGCGGGGTAACTGCGACTAAACGCACTGAGATATTTGCAAGGTTTCAAACAGAGGACACACCACAAGTTCTTGTCATACAACCACAAGCTGCTGCGCATGGAGTTACGCTACACGCTGCTAACGTTGTAGTTTGGTGGGGTCCGATTACATCTATAGAAACATATTTACAGGCGAACGCACGTGTACATCGGGCCGGGCAACGTAACCCTTGTACTGTAGTTCACATTCAGGGTTCACCCGTAGAGAAAAAAATTTACAAGATGTTGTCAGAGAAAGTTGATATTCATTCACGATTAATTGATCTATATAAAAATATTGTGGAAGGTACTTGACAAAGTATAAAATAGTATTAATATAGTAGTTATAAATATAAGGAGTGCTTAATGAGTGAAGTAAATGCCGAAAGGCTGGCTAAGATTTACACAAAAATTCGTGCGAAACGTCTTGAGTTAGAAAAAGAAGTAAGCGAATTACAAGAACAACAAGACCTAGTTGCTAAAGAAATATTAGAGTTGTGCAAAGAACAAGGTGTGCAAACCATGCGTACAGAATACGGTACGATTTCATTGCGCACAACAAAAAGATATTGGACTAATGACTGGCAGTCCATGTACGGTTTCATCAAAGAGCATGATGCATTTGCGTTGTTACATCAACGGATTAACACAACCAATATGAATCAGTTTTTAGAAGAAAACCCCGATCTACATCCGCCGGGGCTAAATGCGGATGCAACACGAACTATTGCAATTGTTAAAAGATAGGAGAAGTGCATGAGTAATGAATTATCTGTACTAGGTTCGGGTTTACCTAGTTATCTAAAAGAAACCCAACTAGACGATACAACTAAAGCCCTGATGGGTGGCGGTGGTACAGGCGGTATGAAGCGTATCTCTATCAAAGGCGGTGTATGGCGCATGATGGTTAACGGTAAAGAAGTAGCAAAAAATGAAGACCGTGCGATGAATGTAGTTATCATAGCCGCTTCACCAAAAGTATCTCGTACGTTCTATGCCAAGACTTACGTGGAAGGCGAAGTAACTGCACCTGATTGTTGGTCTGCTGATGGTGAAGTGCCAAGTCCTAAGTCTGAAAACCTACAATCCAAGCGTTGCGTGGACTGCCCACAAAATGCCAAGGGTTCAGGTCAAGGTGATAGCCGTGCTTGCCGTTATAGTCAGCGTTTAGCGGTTGTATTAGCTAATGACGTTGGTGGTGAGATTCTTCAGTTAACGTTGCCAGCTTCATCTATTTTTGGTGCAGGCGAGCCAGGCAAATGGCCTTTGCAGACTTATGCCAAGATGATTGGTAGTAAGGGTGTGCCCATCACTGCGGTTGTAACTGAGATGCGTTTTGATACTGACAGCGCAACACCTAAGTTAGCTTTCAAACCAATACGTGTTTTGGATGCAGAAGAGCATGCGTTAGCAATTCAGCAAGGGCAATCCGCTGCGGCTAAGTCGGCTATTACTATGATGGTTGCAGAAGTAGACAATGCCAAGCCACCTGCTAAGTTAGAAGTTAAAGCAGAAGCAAAGGTAGCGCCTGTAACTGTGGAAGTTGAAACAGTTGAAGAACCTACTAAGCGTACGGCAAAGAAAGAAGAAGCCCCTGCTCCTAAGAAAGACATCTCAAAGTTACTAAGTGAATGGGATGACGCATAATGCCAAAGGGATATTCGCTTCTAATGGCGGATGAGATCAAGTCTGCCAACTCTCAGCTATTGGGAGTTCAACTAGGTAGGGTTTGTCTTAATAAGGATATACCCGTATCTGACGTAGCGAGTTTCTTTGGAGTAAGCAGAATGACTGTATATTCTTGGTTTCGAGGTAAATCTATAGTCTCTGGTAAACATGCTGAGAAGATGAAAAAACTAGTTGATAAATTAAAATAAGCTTATGAGGGGGGCTAGGTTAGCTACCGAAAAGAGTGTATGCCGTCACACTCCTGCCCATTCCTTTTTATAACAACAACGGCAAATATAGGACGGCTATGCTTTCAAGGACAGAGTTTCTTTCTTTAGTATTACCACCCCTACAGGAAGGGGAAAATTACTGCGTATGGGGTAACGATTCTCAAGGCAATATAAGACAAAAGTTTGTTAGTAGTATTGAAGAGATTAGTGCTAGAGCAGACAAGTTATTAGAAGATAACTACAACGCATTCTTTGCGCTGGCTAAGTTTGGTTCTGCCGATCAAGGGCGGTATGCAACCAATGCGCTAGAACTAAAATCTTTCTTTATTGATTTGGATTGTGGAGAAGACAAACCATACGCAACGCTAGACGATGGGCTAGTAGCATTACGGCAGTTCTGCAAGACTACGGGTTTACCCAAACCTACTATCATTCAATCTGGGCGTGGGGCACACGTGTACTGGATTCTAGACAAAGCTATTACTAGACAAGAGTGGAAGCCCTATGCCGAGCGACTCAAGGCTTTATCGGTAGAAAATCAGTTCCATATTGACCCTGCTGTACCAGCCGATGCTGCTCGAATCTTACGGATTCCTGAAACGATGCATTTAAAGGACATACTGAATCCTTTACCAGTGCAGATTTTGTATGTGGCTCCAGCTCTATCACTTAGTACTATAGAGGGAATCCTAAAACCAACGGACGACATCCTCAAGTCTATTGAGAAGTCTGAGTTCAAGCGCCCCATGGATGCGGTAACGATGGCACTAATTGGTAGCAGTCAGTCACGATTCAAGACCATCATGCTCAAATCTATTGAGGGTAGTGGGTGTAATCAACTGTTGCATATCTACGAGAATCAAACTACGATAGAGGAACCTCTTTGGCGAGCAGGGCTATCTATTGCCCATCAATGTGTAGACAGGGAAAAAGCGATTCATAACCTGTCTAAAAATCACCTTGAGTACAACGTACAAGATACTGATAAGAAAGCTAATGAGACCAAAGGCCCGTACACCTGTGAAACATTTAAGAAGCTAAACCCTAGCGGTTGTGAAGGTTGCACCCACAAATTTACTTCGCCCATTCAGCTTGGCAAGGAGATCCTTGAAGCCGAGGAAGAGCAAGAGGTAATGGAGGTTGAGCCAATTACTAAAGAGCTACGCACCTATATTATTCCCAAGTATCCGTACCCGTTCTTTAGGGGCAAGTCAGGCGGTATCTTTGTGCATAAAAAAGCCAAGGAAGACGAGGAAGAGTTTGATGATTTAATTTATCCGTATGATTTTTATGTGGTTAAACGGATGGCTGACCCCGACCACGGTGAGACCATACTGCTTAGATTGCATCTGCCCAAAGATGGAGTGCGTGAATTCATCATGCCTTTAACTGCGGTGATGGCTAAAGAAAAATTTAGAGACACAGTTGCCTCATACGGTGTGACTGTATTAGGTAAAAAACAGGATGAACTTATGTCATATGTAACCAAGTGGGTAGAAGAATTGCAACTTACATCGGGGGCGGAACAAGCTCACAAGCAATTTGGTTGGCTAGAAAATGAAAGCAGTATTATTGTTGGCGATAGAGAAATACGTGCTACAGAAATTGCATACAGCCCACCATCTGCACCGACATTACCACTTGCACCTTTATTTCAGCCAAAAGGAGATTTTCATGTTTGGAAAGATGTTATTAACGCTTACTCGAGAGAAGGTATGGAAGCTAGGGCGTTTGCTTTCTTTATGGGTTTTGGGTCTCTGCTTATGCGTTTTACTAATTTGGATGGCTTTCTCCTTAATCTACTTAGTAGGGAAAGTGGTAGTGGAAAGACCACAGTCCTACACGCAATTAATTCCATATATGGTCGCCCAAAGGAATTACTCATGTCGCCTAAAGACACTTACAACTCTAGAATGCAGCGACTCGGCACCATGCAAAGCTTGTGCGCCACGCTTGACGAAATAACCAATATGCCTCCTGAACAAATGTCTAATCAAGTCTATGACGTAACGTCAGGCAGGGGCAAGAACCGTATGAAGTCGCAGGAAAATGCTGAGCGTCTGAATCATGCCAAATGGTCTTTGGGTTTAGTAAGTTCATCCAACAGATCTGTAACCGATTCACTGCTGTCCATAAAGAGTTTTCCAGAAGGTGAACTAATGCGTATCTTAGAACCTCATATAAAGCCTGATCCATGCGATGACCCAACTTGGTCTAAACAGCACTTTGGACGGTTAATGAGTAACTATGGGCACGCTATCGAGCCGTACGCTCAAGCATTAGTTGGTCAGTTACCCATGGTTTTAGCAAAGATGGCAGAGGTTCAAGTTAAGGTAGATACCCATGCAGAGATTAGAAGTACTGAGCGATATTGGTCTGCCATGGCAACGATTGCTATTACGGGGGGCACAATAGCCAAGACCCTAGGATTGCACGATATTAAAATTCAGCCTGTCTTTAACTACAGTATTAATTTAATTAAGGAGACTCGCCTACGCAATCGTGAGTATATGTTTGATAGCGATGACTATTTGGGTGGCTTCTTGCAACGGCACTTTAATGAGACCTTGGTTATTAACGGCAATCGTGACGGTCGTACAGGTCTGGAGCATGGTCCAATTCGTGAACCTAAAGGCGCTTTGACGATTCGTTACGAACCTGACACTAAGATTATTTATATCGTAGTTAAAAGTTTTAGAGACGACTGCGTTAAAAATCAAGCTAACTTTGAGGAATCTTTAATCCCATACCGCAAGAGCGGCGCCTTAATTGGAATGAAGAAAAAACGCATGACCGCAGGAACTGTGGCTAATACTCAAGCCGCCGTAAATGCCTTATGGTTTGACACAACAAAACTAGAATTTTTTAATGAAAACGTGCTTCTAAATGCTGACAATTCTGAACCTTCCGCTGCTGATTCAGTGGGAGAAGTTTAAACCCGGCACCTCTTTCTTTGTGCCCTGTATAGACCGACGCCTTACCCAACGATTTGTGGAGGCAGAGGCTACTCGGCTTGGAATTAAGGTGCTTTGTAAACAGGTAGTGGAGAAGGGAAAGTATGGTTTACGAGTTTGGAGACTTGGTGATATACTCTGACCCAAGCACTCTTCTCTTGTCTCCTCAGACATAAAGAAGTTTAGGCCCCTGCCAGTCAGGGGTCTTTTTTTCAGTCTTCTTCGTCGCTAAAAAACTTTTCTTCAATTTCAGCTTTTCTGTTGCGGCTAAACGCTACACCATTAATCATGTTTTTTTCTGCAGCCTGACGAGCTTTCTGAGACCTGCTTAAAGTATCTCCTGTGATTCTGTCTTTTGGACTTGTACGCTTGGCGTTAAAAGCTTCTATATCTTCTCTAGTTTCTGCCATTAAGTCAGAATCACCCGCAGTGCGTGCCATGTCGTATTTAGTAAGTAATCGTTGTTTGCGTTGAGCTACTTCTCTGTCATAGCCTTTTGCAGCAGACGTTTTTTCATAAGTAGAGGATAGAGAAGCAGGAGAGAAACCAATAATCTGCATAAGACTGTTATATGCACCAATATCTTCTTCAATCGGGTCTCCTTTTAGCGTTAAAGCGCCTTCGGTCATATATCTAAAACCCTTCATGCCATTACGTAGCCAGCTAGGAACTAGCGACTCAATACCCCGTTCTACTTGCCCTTCATTCATAGCCTTGATACCACGTTCAGCACCAATAAGATAAGATCCCGTTGGACCAAATGCATTCTTCATGGCAGTTAATACATAACCATGCTCAGCAATACCACGTGGATCATCACGGAAAATTAAATCTTGAGCCACTCCAGTACGGTTGGCTATCTCAAGATTAGTCAAGAAGTTTACAGGACCCTTGAAAGTCAACTCGCCAAAGAAATCACGCATCTCTTCATCAAAATTAAATGGCTCGTCATCACCAAACAAAGCATCAAGCATCTGAGCCATGGTTTCTGCAATACCATAGAAAGGTAATCCCTTAACTCCAGCAAAGGCGCCAGCCATGCCGTAAATACCAAGTAGCTGTTTCTGCGCAATACGGCGGACTGCTGGATCTTCTGCTTTATATGCTTGATGGAAGGCACGAGCTACGATAAAAGCACTGTTCCATACGAATGACTTAAAAGTAAAAACTACACGACCAAAAGGATTTTGGAAATACTTGGGCGCAGTTGCCGCCATACCTGAAGTATTGATGTCTTTAACTGTAGTTACTGAATACTTAATAGCGTCTGCCTCACTCATACCTTGAGCACGGGCTAAATCAAAAGCAGCCACAGCAGTTACTCCACGGTTATAACGTTCTGTAGCGGAAAATGGGATAGATAAAAAATCAAGAAACCTACCCTTTATGCCTAGATAATCGCCAGTTGTCATACGACGAGCTTCAAGAACTTCACGAGCTACAGTATGTTCTAGTTGTCCGTGATCCATCAAAGCTTCGTATAAAGCTTTATATTTAGGGTTCTTATCTAATCCGTTGGCAATTACTTTACCTGCTGCAAGCATAGCGGAACTAGTCTTGTCATAACCAAATTTACCACCCAAAATAGGCCAAGCAAACATTGGTAGTGTGGTTAAGTTAATTAAGGCGGATGAGATGTTACCTGCAATGTATTCAAAATAACTAAATGCTGTAAGCCTGCTAACTATTGGACCGTAAGTAGGATTATGAAAAAAAGTTGACTGATCATTAACAGTATCAGATACGGCTGCTAAGTCATTACCACCTTTAGCTTTAGCTTCATTCTTAATACCAGTAATTGCTTTGTCAATCTGGGGTGCGTACTCAGAGTCAGCCAACTTACGAGACCATTTAATCATCGTGTCCCCATAACCACGAACAATATCTCGTTCCATACCAAGAACATCTTCAGATTTCATAAAGCGTTTGGAAATTGATTCTGCTGGCATTAATACTAAATACGATTGATATATACTGTCTATCATGGCATCAGTAGCCCCTTGTGCTTTTAAGTCTTTAATAACACTACCAATAAAAGTAGTAGGGGGCACCTCACTAGCTACAAAACGGGCTTCATGTAAGTTACGATATTTACGTACTTTGGTATTGGCAGGCAGATCTTTAGCAATAAAATTGTCTCGTTCACGAACCGACTCAAATGCTTGAACAGCACGTTCGCCAGTCTTAGGATCAGCATATTCTGCATAGTAATCACCACGACGCAAAAATGGAATGTATCCAACTAGCTTCTTACGTGCCTCAAACTCAAGTCTAAGTTTATCTCGCAGAGTTGATGAAGCGTTGCGTAGCAGCAAATCTTCATAACGTTGTAGTGCTCCCTCGTATGCTTGACGAATATCTTTGTACGTCTTTTGTAATTCAAGAGGCAAACCAGTATATATAGAACGTAGCCTACGATACTCTGCCGCATTAGCAGCCGTAGGTTTAAAGTTAGGATCAAGAGGGTCTACCTGCGCAAGACGAGCATCAACTGCCATGTTGTCCATACGTTCGGCAGCTTTAGGATCTGCTTTTACCGCAGCGGCAAACCGTTTGTAATTGTCGTTAATCTTTTTAATTTCTTGTTCTTGCTGCCCATTACGCTTCTCAAGAGCATCAAGCAAAGTTTGGATAGAAGGTAATTCTTTGCCGTAGATTGTATTAAGGTTGTCTAGACGCAGTAAACCCATACCTGCTCTAAGTAAGCCGTCATCTTGTATGTTGCTAAAGAAGTTTTTGGTTTGTTCTACGGTACGACCAGCTAGGGATGGCATGCTCTGCCCAATTTGACCTACCGCTTTAAATGCGCTATTTACACTAGGTCCTACACCATGAAACATCTTGTCAGCATTGTTAGCTTCTACGTCGCCAGATAGGTCAATAATGTCGCTAATGGTGCGTAAGCCTTTGTCGTAAGCCGATGTACCCTTACGGAAACCAAAAAACTCAGCAAGCACCTGCATCATCCGTTGGAACATATTGCCACCACGAGGGGCTTTGATAGCCTTAAGCGTGGCTTGGAACTCAGGATTGCTTATTAATTCAGCAGCAAACTCATGGATGTCTAACGCACCGTAGCTGCTACCTAGCTGGTTATAAACACCTTCGTAGAGCTTGGTCAGTTCTTTAGTTAAGGGGTGATTAGGGTTAAGCAGTATCTTGGAGACAGCCGCATGGACTATTTCGTGGATCGTAGTACTTTTATTTAGATACGTTGGATCGTAGGTAATTGTATTAGTTGCAGGATCAAACTCAGCAAAGTCATAGATGTTCATCTTGCCGGGTTTAGGTTGGATCTTACCTACTCTGATGGCGGTTTTGAGCCCCATCCCTTTTATCTTTTGCAGGATCTTTTTAACTTCTGGGTTCTTCTCAGCCTTAATCAATGCATCTAAGGCGTTACCAAGTTCGTTTTTTTGTATGGCTTTAGCAACGTTAGAATTAACAAAGTCTTCTGCCATCTGAGCAGCTAACGCTTCATCTTGTAATTCTTGAGCGTCTTCACGCTCTTGCTCAATCATTTGTTCTTGAGTAGCTTGGGCAGATGGGGGGCGTGCCTGTTGTTCTTCGGCTAGTGC